AGGTATTCCTCAAATTCTACATCACCTTTTGGGGCTTTAAGAATTTTAAGGAAATTACCTTCTACATAGATTTTTTTTGTTTTAGCAACCTCTAGTAGAACATTTCTAGTATGTTCTGTTATTTCGACCATTATCTATAAATCTTAAATGGGGCACTTTTTGATTTATAATTATCATAATCCTCCATGAATTCCTCTAAACGGGGTTCGATGTCATCTGATTTTATAATCCAGAATTGTGCACCTACTTTTTTAGCTTTTTCTATTTCTTCTTCATCTTCCGATGATGATATAATTCCTATTACTACCCCATCTCCGTATTCGTAGTTAATTTTTCTAATCATTTCAATCCCATCATAAGAGGATCCTATAATATTTAAATCTACAAACACACATTCAGGGCGTTCTTTATTTGGGTCGTCTGGGAACCATGCTTTGAATTTAGCATCAGCCTCATCAGAGCTATCTAAAGCTTCAAATGATAAAGCCATATCTAGAATTGAACATGCATCCTCAAATACCAGATGAAATAAATTTTCATCATCTATTAACATTAATGTGTTAATCATTAGTCTATCTTAATTTTAATTTTAGTACCTTGTTTTAGTTTTTCTGCTGTAATTCCAAAACCGTGTTCCTTTAAGATAGCTACACAGATGTTTAATCCTAATCCTGTGCCACCTTCTTTCTGATCTTTTTTCCTAACATAGGGTTTGCTTAACTCAATAAATTCTTCTTGAGTAATTCCTCTCCCATTATCTTCTATAACTATATAACTTCCTTGGTGATAACTACCCTCATGATAAATTTTTACAAATTTTGTTTTAGAATCGTTATATTTTAATCCATTACGAATCAAGTTATCTAAAGCCGTACAGAATAAAGGTTCATTTACAATTAATTCTTCCGGTAAATTATCATCTAAAATAACCTGTTGAACATAGGCTGTTAATTTTAAATAGTCCCCCAATATAGCTTTAATATTGTGGGGCTTAACATTCATATGAGCATTTGCTTTAAATAAATTTGTAAATTCGTATACCCCAGCATATACTTTTTGAGCATGGTGAACACCATCTTCTACCAGTTTAAGTGGAGATGTAATTTTTAATTCTTTAATTTGTTCTTCGCTCAATCTTCTTTTAAGGGATTTTACACCTCTAGGAATATAAGTATTGATACCACTATGCATATCGTGTCTAATAATTTTAGCAGCATGTTCTAGATAAAGATTTTTATTACTTAATTCATCTTTAATTTTAGCTTTGTTCAGTAAAAATTCTTGTACTACTTTAAAGAAGGGAGGCATGAAGAATACAACACAACCCCAACCAAATTTAGCTAATTCTAAAGAGGGTTCACATAACCCAAATACAATACAAGTTTGTACTGAAAAGAAGGTTAACATAATAATGCCTGCAATTGCTAAGGAAATTTTGGCATTAAGTGATATGCCATCTAAAGCACTCATTTTTATAAGTCAGATTTTTTAAATCCGCATTTACCGAAGAACCATTTAGAAGGACAAAAACCTGTCCATACTCCAACGTTCAACATGAATGTTACAAAAATCACTATACCCCAAGATTGTGTAAAATATCCTGTAAGTAATACAAGTGACATTAAAAGATACACCATACGTGTATCAGTAATACTATTTAATAATTGTTTCATACTCTATCGCCTTTATGTTTATCGATTTTATCTAAAATAATGTTTAATAACTCATTTTTGATGAAACCTGCCATAGAAGCGTTTTTAAGAGCAGACATTAATTGAAAAACTATAAATGGGGTAATAACTGTTTCACTTAACCAACTTGTACCAGCAAAACCTTTTTCAATCATTAATATAGCTGTAAGGATTATCTCCCAGGTTGCTAATGATTTTAATACTTTAAGAGCTTTATATGTTTTAAACCCTTCTCTTTTAATTCCGGCTATTACGCCGAAAAATCCATCTAATAAAAGCACAGCAGCAACTGCTAAATACTGTTCTGCATTGGCCATTGTTAGTTCCATAAAATAGGAGCAAAAGAATCCTATTGATGCTGATCCAGCTATTGTTACCTTCATGTATGTCGATTTGATCATCTTTAGTGTAGGGTTATAGTTTGTATAAAAGCAACTTTAATACGAATCCATAATCTTTGTATCCAAGATAATGATTTAAATTCTTTTGTTTTATAAATATCTTCTAATTCTTTAATCTCCACAACAATAAATTTTAGTAGTATCTAAATAACTATTATCAGGGTTACCAGTTGTAACATATCCTGTTTCGTAATCCTTTTTAGGAGCACAAGAAGTTAATAATACCAAAGTTAATATAATATATTTTATCATAATGATGTGAGCATGTCCATCAACTCTTGTTGTGGGAACATATCGACTTTATCTTTTCTTGTATTAGTATGAGTCCAAAGACCTTTTACTCTTCCGTAATAAGCATCTTCGTTAAATTCAAAAGCATCAGCACCTTTTTCTTTAATTAAAGCAGGTAATCCCGCTCTAACATCGATACCATCTCTTTCAGCAATCCATAAAATCCATTTACGTAAAGCTTCAATCTGGGCATCAGAATATCTATGCCAAGTTTTATGCCCTCTAAATTCTTTATCTAATTCTACAATCTGTGAATCTGCGACTGTAGTACCTGCATAGGTTTTACCATTTACAACATAACCAAAATTACATACTTCAATTGCTACTGAATGGGTGTGCATGTGTTGGGATCCATTTTTACCTAAATGCCAACCATAACCTCCTTCTGGGAATGCTTGTACCATTACACCATCGAATTTAGTATCATTTCCTTTTACTGAAGGACCACCTAATACAAATTCTGTGGCTACAGCACCTCTTGAGTCTCTACCCCATTGGTCTATACAATTAAATGGGTTGTGCCATCCTGCTGTGTGGTGTAAGAAAACATATTCTTTATTTGTAGGGCCTGATTTATATTCCCCAACTGGTAGAAAATGTCTTTCAATTACTAAACCATTTTCTGTAGTATAAATTTGTTCTGAGGAATCTGTCGTAGCCAATCCCATAGCATCCCAAGTAGCTGGACCTACAATACCATCAGCTGTAAGATTGTTTAGGGATTGCCATTTTTTAACTGAGGCTTCTGTACCTTTACCAAAGATACCATCAGCACCTATTTCTAGAAATTCTTGAAGTTCTTTTACTTCTTTTCCTTTAGAACCAACTTTTAATATCATTCTTCTGTTTTATTATTTTTATTAAATATTTTGGTAAGACCATCTATACCAAATGAACCCAAAGTAATAATTACAAATGAATTGTAAATGAATTCTTGAACTGGGAGGTCTTTACCTAAAAAGCCTGTTACGATATCGGCTGTTGCAAACAATGCCATCACTGCGAATGAGGCAAAACCAACTACATTTTTTTCATTTATGTCGTTGCTGTCTTTAAATATACTTTTAAATGCCATAATTTTGTTTTTTACAAATTTCATCATAAGAGAACTATTTAATAAAACGTTTGATTATAAATACAAAAAAAGGGGTGCTTATGCACCCCCTTTAAAGAATAGATTATGGTTTTTTAACTATTTACCAAGTAAACCTTTTACCCAAGATTTTGCCAAATCCCAGTTACGTGTAGCAAATACACCAAATGCGAATCCGGCATAGATTTTGTAGCCAAACGCCCATAAGATTAAACCTGCAATAAGTCCTAAAACTCCTTCAATGCCATTAGCTACGATCCAATCTTTAACGATTGTAAAGATTCTTTTAATAAAATGTAATAATTTTTTCATAATAATTTATTTTGTATGTGTTTATAAATATTTAAAAGTCTACTATCCGTCACAACTTAAACAATCTTCACTAGTTCTAGAACCTAAATCTCCTTTAATTACTGAATCTGTTCTTAAGTAGTAAAGTGTTTTAATACCCAACTTCCAGGCTTCCATATGTACTTGATTAATCCATCTAGGAGAATCTGTTGGGTCGAAAGCAACATTTAAGGATTGAGTTTGATCAATATATTTTTGACGTGTTGCAGCTTGTTGGATTAGTGCTAATTGGTTAATTTCGGGGAATGTTAAGAATATTTCTTTTTCATCATCCGTTAAAACATCACTTGACAAGTTAGCTACAGAACCATTATCAGCTAAAATCTGATCCCAAATTTTGCTTTGATTTTTACCTTTCTCACTTAATAGTTTTTCTAATTCAGGGTTCTTTACAATAAATGTTCCTTTAGCACCATTAAATACATAAACGTTTGCTGGTTGAGGTTCGATACCTGCTGAACATGAATTGATACGTGAATTAGATACTGTAGGGGCGATTGCCATTACGTGAGTATTTCTCATTCCTGTACCCTTACACCATAAAGGTTCTCCATATTCTAAAGCCATTTGACGAGATGCTGCTTCAGCTTTTTGTCTAATATCACTAAAAATTGTGTGAGTCCAAGCTGTTGAAGCTAATGAATTAAATGGTAATCCTCTTTGTTGGAGGAATGTATGCCACCCCATAACACCTAAACCTAATGCTCTACCTTTTTTAGCATGTCTGTGAGAACGAACCATTGAATCTTTACCATTAGTTTTGGCAATAAATTCTTCCATCACACCATCTAGGAAATAGGTAGCCATTTCAACAACATCTGTGTTTTTCCATTCATCATACTTAGCTAAGTTTAAGGAAGACAAACAACAAATGAATGAATGTTCCTCATCTGTATGTAAAGTAATTTCAGAACAAATATTCGTCATACTAACATCTAAGTTATTCATTCTGTATGCTAAAGGATTATCTTTGTTTACATTGTCCTTAAACATAATGTATGGTTCACCCGTTTCTACGCGTGATTTAAGTATTTCCAACCACAATGCCATAGCCTCGCTGTCCCGATCTTGTAAGCGCTTCATAAACGCATCATCAACAATTACGGCTTGGTGTAGGTTCAAACATTGGCGGTTAGGATCACCTTTTGGTCTACGAATCTGTAAGTACTCTTTAATGTCTGGGTGGTTAATATCCAAGTTTACAGATGCTGCTCCTCTACGTACTGAACCTTGATTGGTTGCAATGATTGTAGAATCGTAAATCTTAGCCCACGGTACTACACCTTCTGATTTTCCATTTCCTGTAATGCTGGCTCCTCTTCCTCTAATTCGGCTAAGGGAAATTCCCACGCCTCCCCCATAACTAGTAAGGCGCATAAGCTCTGCGTTAGTGAGGCCAATACCACGTACCGAATCCGGAGTATCAATACCAAAACAGCTAATAGGCAAACCCCTATCAGTACCGGTATTGCTAAGAACAGGGCTAGCGAGACCAATCCATCCATTCCAAATATATTTAAAAAATTTATTAGCTAAATCTGGTCTGTTTAATCTTTCAGCCACGGCATTAGCTACACGTCTATACGCTTTGCGGGGAGTTTCCCCTGGGAGTAAATAACCTTTACTAATTGTTGATAAGGCTACTTCATCAAAAAATTCAGGGAAATCTTTCCCACGTTCCCATTTGGTGTAATCTGCTACTAAACTATTATTATCCATATTTAAAAAATGCTTTCATCCCAATTCATATTCCCTTTACTGTAATTTGTTACTCTGTTTGCAAAGAAATCTGTATGTTGTTTTCCAGCTGATAGAGCATCAAACCATTTCATTCTTTCAACTGCTGTTACGTCAATGTCTGAAATGATTCCGGGGTATCCAAGGTCACCTAATTTAGTATTAATTCTATTTTTAATAAAGTTTTCTAAATCATATTGTGAACAACCCTCTAAATCTCCCAATGAATAGCATTTACGAATAAAATCTAATTCAAGTTGTAGTGAAAGTAAAGCTGCTTCATTTATTGCGGCTTCGAGTTCTGGAGTTTTGAGTTCAGGATTTTCTTTGATAAGTGTTCTAAATAACCAACATCCAGCTTCTGAATGGAGGGATTCATCTCTAATAGACCATTCAACAATTTGACCCACTCCCTTAAGCTTGTTTCGCATTTTAAAAGATAGGAGAACGGCGAAGGAAGAGAATAAATTAACTCCCTCGGTAAATGCCGAGAATATAGCGAGTGATTTAGCGATTTCATGAAGATTCTTTTCACCATTAAAACTATCCCTAATAGTAGTAAGATTTTCAATTTTAGCCATTGTAGCCTCATCTTCCATAAACTCAGCGAAATTTTCAAGTCCAAGTGTTTCATTTAATAGTGAATATGCTTCGGCATGAATGGTTTCAAATGCTCCGAAAGTTGTAGCCATCATAATAACTTCAGGCTTTCTAAACCATTTTGTAACTAAACCTGACCAATAATCGTTTACTACTGTTTCTGTTTGGGCGAATCCTTTTAGGATTGAACCTATAATATTTTTTTCAGTTTCACTCAAATTAGAATTCCAGTCATTTAAATCACTCATCATAGGTACCTCAGTGTGTAACCAATGTGCTTGTTGTTGTTTTAACCAGTAATCCGCAGCTTCTTGATACTCGAATGGTTTGTAAACGATGCGTTCCTTTGTAAGGTCTTTTTTTGCCATTTAATTTTTAATTAATTTTTTAATAAAAGATTTTATGAATTTAGTTCAAAAAACTTGTTTTTTAATAACTGTTTGTCAAAAGTATCTACTGAATCATAGCTATTAGATTGGTTTTGAGGTGTTTCTGACTCATAATCATCTTCATTGTAATCATGAACATCAAAATGACCTGTAGAAGTATCAGCTTGTACCCCAAATGTTAAACCATCCATACCGTATCTATTCTTCATAATGTGGAACCTTCCAGTCCCGTTTACTTTATCTTTTGCTTTTCTAGAAAGGGACATACAGAAGTCGGTAATCATAATTTTATCATATGAACCGGCTGCTTTATCACCTTCAATAACATCATCTTTAGCACCTGCTCTGTTTACTTGGGAAACCGACCAAATCGGTATGTTTAGTTCACGGGCAAGTCCCTTAGTGCTAGTATAAATATCATCAATTTCTCCCTTACGGTCTGCGGTTCGTTTTCTTGTAGAAAGAAGATCTACATAATCAATAATAATCAAATCTGGTTTAGTACCTAAAGATTCAACTTTCCTAATATGTGATTCGATTGTGGAAATCGTAGCACGACCTGTAGGGAATTCTTTAATAATTAATTCACCTGGGATTTCGGGGATAATTTCTTCAATTCTAGATCGGTTTTGTAATACTTTATCTACTGGGATTTTACTGAAGAATGCGTCGTATCTTCTCCCAACATAATCTTCTCCTAATTCTAGAGTATAATGTAAAACATTATATCCCATCCTTACAGCATATCCTCCTAGTGCTACTAATGACCAAGATTTACCACCTCCAGG